CAGCCCTCGGCGTAGTTCCCCCGGCCAAGTCAGAACAGCATTAGACCCTAGCACCATGACCGGGAAACGTACCGCTGGTGCGTTATTTCGGCTCCCGAGCTAGGGCAGTAACCCCTAAAAGCAAAAGCCCCTAAAAAGGGGCTTTTTTCGTGCGAGCAAGATCTGATTTTAGGCCGGAATGCCGTATAATCGCTTAAACCGATAGCCAAATTTTGCTGTAGTATCCTTTTCCATTTCCCATACTACACAATTAGGGTGTGGGACTTTCTGATATTGCTCAATATCATAAAAGCTATCAAAAACCATATGGCTATTGCACATATCCAGCTTTTCGCCAGCTAAAGCATTCAAATCTTCATCTTTGTGAGTTGTGCAATAATAAGTCATTTGCTCATTCCTCTATTTGATATAGCTAGCTACTGTATCAGGTCATGTAGGAATGTCAACACCTATTTTAAATTATTTTTTGCTGCATCGCGAAAGGCTTTAGCTCTTTGACGCCTTCTGATGGTATCGCAAGTTCTACATAATTTACGAGCATTTAAGGTTCGCATATATTCAAAATCATCCCCGCAACCAATACAGCTTCTTACTTCACGAATAGGCTTTCGTATAGTTCTGATCCTCATGCGAAAAAATCGACCTGTCTTGGCTTGGGGCTATGGCCTATTTCCTCTAATATTTCTTTAGTCTTATTAATATACCAATCATAGTTAATATTATCAGGGAAGATTGTGGGCATATCCATAAATGGTATCGCCCCATCAGATTCGGCTACTTTGTTACCCGTTTGAACATAGTTAATTGTTCCTGTCTCCCCCTTGATGTATGCCCAGCGAACAACCTTACCAAGATATTCCTTATTTTTGTGCGCTCCCCCTTTGACTTGTCTAACCGTGATAAACCGGCTAAAATTTTTGCATTCTTTGATTGTTTGTTCAATTGGTATTCCTTTTGATAAGAGTGCTTCTACAGCATCAGAACAAATTAATACCATTGGGTTAGTATCTAGTTTAGTTCCACTTTGGGAACCAACCTCGCTATAAGGTCCTTTCTTTTTAATTGTTCCATCAAGCTTGACGGCAAAATAAGCGTTAACGTCCCTCGCATAATAGCCACGGTAGCGAGTTTCTTCAGTTTCAAAGCCTGTCTTTCTTTCCCACTCATTGACGCAATATTTTAAAGCATCCTCTTTGTCTTTGCTAACAACCATCACAATACCATCTGTATTAGCCGAAATCACTTGAATGCCATAAGCTTCAAGCATTTCAATTAACATCAGCAAAGCTAATTGGCCGGTTACTGTTACTTGAATGGTTAAATCAGGAGCATACAGACAGGACCAATAATCGCTAAATTTGCCACTGGTGCCATTAATGACAATTTTTAAACCTTTATCGCGGCTAAATATTTTTTTCTTTTTAGCATCTAATCTAATATCAATAATTTTGTTGTAAGCTTCTAAGAAGGCTGGCCCCATTGAGTTAGGATATAGGCCAAGTGTTGTAATTATTCTAGGATAATAGCTAGCCACGTCGCGGTCAACAATACTAATATTATCGCTTGCCACAAAGGCAATGTTTTTTTCAGAACTATGCAAGCCTCCGATACCCAATCTGTAAATGCTTTTGCCAATTTGAACATTACCTTCTAATTCCTCCGGTAGATCAATCTTACCATATCCATTGACAATAAATTTTGCTACTCTGATCTTACCAAGCATAGTTTGCAATTGAGGTAATTGATATTCAATATAAGGTGGAATACTATAGCGGTACGTTGTGCCAGCTTCTATCTCTGCTCTTTGTGGCCGCTTGCCATTTAGTTTTCCAACCTCTTTCGATAGCACCACTTCAGCAATTTGAGCATCTGACTTACTCATTAAATCTTCATTGTATTCCATTCCCATAGCTTCGCGAAGCTCAAGGCGTTCTTTCATAAAATTAAAAAGCTGCTCTGTTACATCAAGATCATTATAATTATATTGTTTTACAATTTCAATTTCGTCGCCAGTTAATTCTTTATCATCAGGAATAGGCAAGTCCTGAATACGCGGCGAATGCAGCCTAGCGCCATATAGTTTTAAGCTTCCTCTCAATGGAGCGACTTCAATTAAATCTATATGAGGGGTTTTATAAGTAAAGAAACCATACTCTTTTTTTAATTCTTTTGGTCGCATCCCCCGTAAGATCAAATCATTGGATGCATCTTTAAGCCGGTTGGTATTTTGCGTAGCATAAGCTAACCAAATAATTAGTAAATCATAATTAATGGAATTGAAACCAACTGTTCTGTAATTCCACATAACCCATGATAAAAACTTTGCATTAAATTCTTTGCCTTCCCCACACTCAAAGCTTAGAAATTTGTTTGTGTTGTGTAGTTTAAATGTGCAAAGGAAATAATTGGGATACAATTCAATATCGACTAATAGCGTTCCGCCGATATTTGCCAACATTTCAGCATCAGTTAAATATTCACGTTCAATGAATTGACGCGACTTGTAGGGCAGAAGCTCTATTGATTTATTTAGGCTGATCAAGCCTTCAGATGTTAGCTGTTGCATGTTGCTTAATGGCTTCTTTTAAATCTTTTAGAATAACTAGATGTTCTTCACCAGCTTGTATTGCTTTATCTAGGCAATGTGGGCAGATAATTACGCCGTGATATGTAGCATGGGCGAGATTTAAATTCATTAATAGCATTTCCAAATCTGATTTGGCTATGCCTATGTTATATACGGCTGATCTGGAAACATCAAAAAACATGGCTCCTATTTGCCCTGCACTCGCTACCATGGAAGAAATGCGCTGTTCTTCTCTATCTTGAATTACAATATATCTAATTTGATTGCCAATATAATCTTTAATCTTGGCTTCAGTTTTAAAACTGCCATATATCAACGCAAAATGCTTATCGTGTTTTGCTTCTGTATGAAATTCGCTCATTGCCGTTGTCTCCCCGAAATTACGCCGCGTATCGCATCGCCATAAAATACCAAACAATAGCTGCTATCATGAACGCCACTCGCCATAAAATCTATCTTACGAACGTATGGCTTCATGATCATTAGTTGCTTCGCTGGATAGACAAACCCTTTTGGGATGCCGTTGCACTCGAATGTAGCTCCTACACCATGATCAGCATGGGACATTAAAAGATTGGTATCTGAATAAATATTACCATCTTCAGAGAATGGAATTATTGCCTCAACAGCTTTAAAAAAGTTTGGATCAATAGGCCATAGATTAGCTTGACGATTTAAAATATTTCCAACATCCGGCCATTCGTCGCTATAGAGTTGCGTCCTTAACCAGCAATTATCATCAAAGTAAAATGTGGCACTAGAACGGCTAAACCCGAAGCCTATTAAATTCTTTTTCTGTTTTACTAATGCAGCTACAAACTGCTTAGGTAAAGGGATGTTAGGCGGAAGGTCTAGACCATGCCAGTATTCCAACAGCATCACGCGATTGGTCGATATGACGGATTGACCATTCATTAGCACTGATGCTGTTAGAACATGCTGCGCGTTTTCGCTTGCCAGCACTCCTACAGCCTCTACAGCCTCTTTAAATTTATTGCTGATGCCTACAATCATCGGATCAGGAATAGCCGATTGCATCAAATTAGGATCAAGGCAAGGAATAACAGCTTTAAATTTTCCTGACTTAACAGATAGCCTGTCATTGTCCAATTGAGTTAAAGAAAAGTTGTCGTCACATTTGGATAGAGCTTCAATCAAAAGTAGATTGTGGGGATGGCAAGTTAAATCTTCAGTAATAGGACTACCAGCAGCAACAATACCATTGAAAGCAATGGCCCAATTTCCGCGTAAGCCAATATGCGTTTCATAGCTAGCCCCTAATTTCTCAGTGACGCATGAACAAAATTCGAGCGCAGTCAAAAGCGATGACTTAGCTGCTTCGGTCTTTGATCTAGGTTGACGTGCCATATTTTTTAAAAAGGAATATCTTGATCATCTTTATATGAAGGACAACTATAAATTAAAATTTCTGTAGGAGGCTTAGCGTTATATAGTCCGCATTTATCATCTTCTCGCTTCCAATATTCACAATTTAAACAATTTTGATATGGTATTGAAACAGGATCAGCTATTATTTTTTCTATTGCTGCGTCTAAAGCAGAGCGAAAATCCATATAGCTAGCTTGCCTCATTATTGGTCTTGGTTGTTTATACATGATGTTCTAACTTAAATTTGATGAGTGAAGCTTCATCATAACTATTTGCGCCGATTTTTAGATATGGGGTGCAAACAAAATATTCAAATTGATTGTACCAAAATTTTCGTAATGTCTTTCTACCAATCCATATAAATTCAGGGTTTAATTTTAGATCGCCATAAAGAACAGTTACTTTTTGCATTTTTAAAACTCACAAGCCAATATTTCAGGATGTTGTTTGTTAACATGCACTCTCAGAAATCGTGGTGTTCTAAGCGTACTAACAAAATTCAAAGCTTGGTCTATGGTTGCTGGTGGTTCTGTTCGGTGCCGCTTCCTCCACCAGTCTCTAGCTATCTTACCAGCCATCCCCGAATGCTCCAAGCAAATAAATTCTTTAAATGCCAGCCCATTAGTAAAGTATGTTGCTTTTAATGTCGGCGGTTTTCCAGCTTTCCCCTCATGCTTGGCATAGATCGCAGATATCACATTAAATGTTTCAATGATTGGTGTTGGTTCTATCGCGGCGGCTCTTAATAATTCATCAGTGCCAGCTTTACTAACAATTTTAATTTGAAATGAAAATTCATTGCCACACTGACAACAAAGCCTGACCTTTGTATGATTGTAAGCTCCGCAGTTTTCACAAATTTTAACCGGCATTTCGCCAGCATCGCCTTTTTTCATCTTGGGTATTTGAGGATCATTGATAGGACCAAGGCGCGGCGTGTTTCGCGCGAAGTCAAGCACCATGCAATTTTGTTTACCATCAGCAGGTCTAGTACCGCGTCCTAGCATTTGTACCCACAAAGGTACGCTCAAAGTTGGTCGCAACATTCCAATTAAATCTATTTCAGGATGATCAAAACCAGTAGTCAATTTTCCATAATTGACAATAGCTCTAAGTTCAAATGATTTAAACGCTTTAATTGCCGCGTCGTTATAATCACTTGGTCGCTTAGAATGAACAGGGGCACAGTCAATACCGAATGCGCCCAACTGCTCCGCAATATGCTCAGCGTGTTCAATTCCTGAAGCGAAAATAAGCCAACTTTTTCTAGTTTGTCCGGCATGTACCATTTCCTGCAAAGCTTTAAATGTTATGTGCGCCTTATCTACAGCACCTTGCAATGATGTTGCTACAAACTCGCCTTGTTGAACTTTAACATCGGAAACGTCTAGCTCTGTTCTGGTGCGAAGCGGAATTAAAGGCGATATAAAACCTTCATCTACAAGCCTGTTAAAACCGTTCATGCTGGTTAAATCATAAGCAACATGCGTGAACAATCCATTTTCCGTGATCATTCCCATGCCCATACGGTATAGGGTTGCGGACATACCTACAATTCTAAGATTTGGATTGATCAGCTTCATCAAAGCAAAAAAGGTTTGATACATGCTGCTATCATCGGCAGAAACTAAATGAGCTTCATCCACAAAAATGATATCTCTATGCCCAAACATAGCAACATTGTTGAGCATGGATTTAATGCCGCCAAAGATAATAGGTTGTGCGGTTTGTTTTAATTTTAAACCAGCACTGTAGATACCAAGGGGAGCTTCCGGCCAAACCTTTAGCATCACATTAGCATTTTGCGCGATTAGTTCTTTAACATGAGTTGCTAGCAAAAAACGCTGGTTAGGCCATTGCTTCATTACCCGTTCAATGAAAATCGCAGGAAGAACGCTTTTGCCAGTACCCGTAGGAAGCCCAATCAGCGGATTGCCTTCTTTATGCGTCATAAAGAAGTTGTAGACCGCTGCTAGAGCATCTTCCTGATACCAGCGAGGAATGATCATGCGTCATGCTTTGTTGGTTCTACACAAAAGCCTTGTGCTTTCATATCAGCTACGCCTTTTGCATAACCTTTTTCTTCTGCTCTTTTAACTTCTATTGTCATTGTGCTTTCAAGTGTCAAAATAGATTTTTGAATTTCATGGCTTTCGCTGTTCCAAACTCCTAACTCAGCTTCAAGCTTGCGAATGTAAGTTACTAAATGTCCCTCATAGTCTTTAATTTGACAAGCAACTATAGGAGCATCACAAGCTATTTCCGTTCCAAAGTGTTCTGCCGCTAAACCTCTAGTCGTAAAGACTTCATCGCAAAAGAAACATCGCCAATGCGGATTTATTCTCTCATTGTTTCTCATATCGGTAGCCATTGGTCGCACCCTTTCTTAATAAAATCATCTGGCGGATTAGAATTATACAAATGACAATGCCATTCGCCGTTTTCTACAGGCTCACTATGCCTACAACTTCTGCAATTCTTCTCTGGTGCTTCGCCTCGATGACAGATACC